ACGTCTTCGAGCGTGTCGACCACGTGCGGGATGTCCCACGAGTAGATGAAGATGTTCTGCTTGATCTCTTCGCAGATTTCTGCGAACCGTTGTGCTTCCTCTGCGGAAAGACGAGCGTCCTTAGCCGCAGATACAAGCTCGTTTAATAGCTCAGCCGGAGACATCGCGGAAGTAGCAGGAACCGTAATGCCTCGTCCGAGAAGCTCTTGCAACTCCTGAATCAAGGCGATCGCCTTGTCCGCAGAGTCGTTGAGCGTCGTCGGAAGGAAACCGTCATGGTTGGTGAGCACCATCTGCTGATCGGGCGTAATCGCCGACAAAATGGACAGACGCAAACCCTCCGCCAACGGAGAAACAAGCGTGACGGTGCCGCCCGCCTTCTCGTCCTGGTTGGTGTTGAGCTTAACGGTGTAGTCGGTGCCGAGCTTGAGCGTCTCGTCCTGCGCGCTCGCATCAGAGGAGGCAGACCGCACCACCTTCACGTCCTCGGGTCGAAAGACCTTGAACGCGAAGGTGTATGCGCTGACCAGCCCCGTACCGACGTAGGGGCCTGCTCGGCGTGTGATGTTTTGTACTGACATGGCAAAAATCCTCGCAATGCCTGTACTTTGTCACACGCCTTTTCTCTCATGCACCCACTACTTGGAGTGCCCGGTGAGAAGCGCAAGCGGATTATCTGTCTCGTCGTTGTAGAGCGCGTTGGCGCCTGAGATCGCGCGGTTGATCGGCGTGACCGGATACGGCGCCATGGTTCCACCGAAGCTCACCCACGCCTTCACGTCTGCCTCGGAGACTTCGCCGTTCTCGATGGCGTGCACTGTCGCGTTGTAGGCTCGACCGAAGTCGGTAATCTTGCGAAGACCCGACGGGCCGCGGTAGCCATAGTCAGTGGTGAGATAGGCCAGTTCGCGAACGCCCACGAGAAGACCGAGATTGAAGGAGACCACGCTCGAGCCGGACGCCTTGACGGCCTTCTCAAGCCAATCGTCATCATCCTCCCCGAGTGCGCTACCGATGGCGCTTCGCAAGAACCCTTCGATGACAGGCTGCATGACGAGCACCATCAGGAGAGTGCCCGCACGCTTGAACCCCTTCTCCGTCTTGAAGCTCACGGCGGCAAGGTTGAGCGCCGTGTTGAAGAACGTGTAGAAGACCGTGAAGAGTTTCGACCAAGCGCTCCCTCGCTCAATGGCCGACAAGTCCGCCAAGCTACCGGACCCCTGGGAGTTCTTAACCGCACGGTCCGCGATCAGGACCGCCATCTCCTCGCCGTTCCGCTCCGCCAAGGCCTTCTCATACGCGCCAATCCAAGTGGGGAGGTCGACCGCCATCTGCATGACGGAGAGCGGCATGTACGCAAGACGCATCATCCTGTCCTTCAGCTCGCCCTGCCCGCCATTGAGCTTCGCCTGCACTTCGGTGAGTTCTCGGAACTGGGTGCGCATGCGGTTGCGCATCATGGTGGATTTCCCTGCCACAGCCTTGTACGCGCCGCCAGTAATGCCGAGGCGGATGAATTCACTCACGCCTCTTCCGGCCCACTTAGGCCCAAGGTAGGCGATGGACTGCGTGAAGCCCACGAGCTGGAGCGCCGCCGTACCGAAGTTCAAACCAACACCGGCAAGAGAGACACCGCGGCGCAACTCGTTCGGGATCATGTCCGACGGGGAAGTCTGCCCGTGGTTGCCGTTGCGACAGTCCTTCATCCAGTCCTCAAGCGCCTTGAAGTAGCGGGCGCCGTAGTGCTGATGGACGGCCTGCGCGAACGCGCCTTCCTTCTTCAGAAGCTTGCGAGTGCTGTTGACGAACTCGGCCCACGCGATGTAATGGATCTGCTCATCAAGCCCTTCGAACATGGCGCGACTGGTCATGACGAGCGGCTTGTCGAAGTGTTTGGCTCGCGACTTCGACCACCCGTCGGCGACACCGCCTGCGCCCATGAGCGGCTTCAGGTCCTCCATGCCTTGGATCTCGCCCACATCCTTCCCGTGGAGACTGGACTCACGGTCGTACGAGATCGGGTAATATCCGCCCGTCAGGGTGCGAACGCCTTCGGGCGTAATCACGCGGACTGCCGTCGGCTCGACCCAATCCGGCTCGCGCCCCACGATGCGTCTGTACGTTTTGCCTGACGACACCTTGATGCCGTCAAAGAGCGCCCAGATGGCCTCTGCCGCCTTGTAATGCTCTTCCGTCAGATACTCCGCAAAGAACGACGCCATGAGCTGATCGGCTCTCGCCTGAGCTTCGGCGAGCTTCGCTTCGTAGGACGGATCACTCTTGTCCAAGCCCTCAAAGAACTTGTAGTCGGTGTGGTACGTCATCGTGGAAAGCGCTCGCTGACGATTGCCTTCATTGCCGTAGTTGAGGAGAAGAACGAACACCTCCTGCGTGGTGAACGCGTGGTTGAAGGTTTTGCTCGTCTTGGCCTTCAGGTCGGTCAGAGACTCCTTCAAAGGCCTGAGGATCTTGTCGAGCCTCATGGTGTACTTGGCCTTGAGCTCTTCTTCCTTCGTAACGCACTTGTCGGCGGGATAGATGAAGAGCTTGGCGAGGAGTCCTTCCCATCCGCCTTCGAGCGTCGCCACAAGCCCGGCCGCTCTTGCATGCACGAGGCCGAAGCGTTCGACCATCTCTGCGAAGCGCTTCGACATGCCGAGCTGTTCGTGCCACTTCTTCGCGTCGCGGCCGTGCGCGACAGCGGTCTCCTGCACCACCTTGGCAGCGCGCTCTAGCGTGTCCTCGAGAAGCTCGTTGCCCATGACGGTGGAGATATGCTTCTCTCGACGAGCTTGAGCCTCCAGCAACTGGATCGCATCGATGAAGCTGTTCATGCCACCAACAGTCTCAAGCGCAGAGGTGTCGCGGTCCGCGATAGCCCGCGTCATGTTGCTCGTGATTTCCAGCCCATGTTCAAGCTCGTTCTCGAGCTCCTTCACCTTGTCATAGAAGGAGGCGTCTGGATCGTTGACGTGCACGTCCTTCGCGTCCACGAAGCCCATGTTCACGAGCGCGCGCTGGAGCACTTCGAGAACGCGCGTATCCATGGCGCGATGCGTCGCAACCTTGAACTTCTTGAAGCCGCGAACCGACTTCGCGATGCGCATGAGAGACTGCCGTGCGTGCTTAGCCAGCGCCGCCTGGTAGAGCTCCTGACGCTTGAACTGGATGGCCTCCGCCACGGCGCCCTTCGCCCACGCCTTGCGCGCGTTTCGGGCGGCACGGTTGGCCGCACGGGCGAACGAAGCGGGCTTGAGGCCGGCGATCTTCATATCCTGCACAACCGAATAGGCGAACGCATCGATGGCCTTGGCTTCAGTACGCGCCTGCCCGTTGAGCGCTTTCTCCATCGCGGCGAGCTCCGTGGAAACCACCTTGATCTTCGCATCGTTGAACGTCGCGGCGTCGGCCATGTCACGCATGGTCGACTCGTCGGCGAGCTCAGGGGATTCCTTCACCAGGCGCTCGACCGTCAAGGCGTCGATGGCCGCTTCAGGGTCGAGATGGGCAAGAAGGTCATCTACCATTTCGTTCGAGTTGGGGTAACCGAACGCCTGCGCGATGTCCTCGAGTTTCTCGGGCTGACGGAAAGACTGGGGCGAAGCGATGCGGGCTTCATGGAGCTTCTTGATCTGACGCGGCGTATAGCCGACCTGTCTCAGGTCTTCGAAGGCGAGCTTCCATCGGATCTTCTCCCCGTCTTTCTCGTTGCCGTTCACCAGAGAGTTCCACGCGTGGTAGACGCGCGTCTTCTTGAACTCCGCCTCGACCTGCGACCGAATCTCTGCGATGCGCCCCTTGCGCTCCTTCTTCAGTTCGCGCACGAGCTTGTTGCGCATGTTCTTGACAACCTTCTGCAGGCGGATGTTGCGTGCGGTGAGCTCGGCCTCGGCCTGCGCGCCGACTGCCTGCTGCGCCTCCTGATAGGCGATCCACTCCTCCGTCGAAAGACCGGACTCGTCCTGCGCCGTAAAGAGGGGCTGCGCCGCCTGTCGAGCCATCGACTCCATCACGTCCTCCTTGGCGACGAACATGGCGTCGAACATCGCCTTCACGTCGTCATTGAGCGCGGCCCCGGGGACGTTCTCCGCCACGGTGTAGATGTCCTGAAGCCAGCGGCCGTACTCTCGGAAGGCGAGCGTGAGCTTCTGGGAAGGCGCTTCACCGTCGAGCATGTACGCCTCGAACGTGCGGGCGAACTTCTCATGCGCCGCGCGCTGATCCTCAGGCTTCATAGCCGCCCACGTCTGCACGTCCTTGACGCCGAGCCAGGCGAGGGTGTCGTTCACGGACTGCACATACGCCTTCATGTCGTCAGGCATGTCCTTGTTCTGCATGACGTCCGCCGCGATCTGCGTGCGCATGTCGAGGAAAAGATGCCCCGTCTCGTGGAGAAGCGTGGAGCGATCGGCGCCATTCCAACGGGCGACGGTGCGAAGCGACGGAAAGTATTCGCCGTTGACACCGTTCTCTCCGTTGCCCATGACGAACTTGCCGCCGTACTTTTCCCACAGCGCCTTAGGAGACATATTCACCTGACGTGCGATGTTCGCCACCTGCGTCTGGATGAGCGCCTGCAGGTTGCGCGCCTCCTCCTTCGGCACCTTGAGCGCACGGATGCTGTTGCCGACGATACGCCCCACCTCGGAGAGCTCGTCTCGGAACGCTTTGTTCGCCGCCTGCGTCGCCTGCAGCTCGACGGCGCCCTTAACGTCCTTCACCTCCTCCATGGAGAGGGAGCCGCCGACCGACATGAGTTCGAGGACGGACTCGTCCTCCTGCGCCATCGCCTTCACCTTGCCGATCGGCACCTTGATCGTCCCGCCCGTGGCGAGCGCCTCCGGCATCTGCTGCGCCACCTCAGGAACACTGGAGAACTTCTTGTCGAGCCCCCGCTGGTGGAAGGAGTTCGCATCGAACTCGATCGCCTCAACGCCCGCTCGTCGCGCCACTTCCTGCTCGTAAGCGGCGGCAGTCTCGGGATCGAGCTCGTCGACAGCCGACTGCGTTTCGCTCAGCTCCTTCATGGCCTCGGCGTTTCGGCGAGCACGCTCTTCCTCGCGGGCAATCGCGGCGCGCGCCTTCATCCCCGTGGTGAGGACTTCGACCGGCGCGGTGAACTGCTCGCCCACCACTTCCGCCACGACATCCGCCCACGAAGTGATCTCGCCGTCGGAGAGGAGCTGTCCCGCGGCTTCGCCCATGCCGCCCATCGCGCCCTGCACGGGCATCTGCATGGCCATATTGGCGAACTCACGCTTGTACGCCGTGTCGAGCATCTGACGCGTAGCGGACTTCGGCACCATGGAGACGCCTGCCAATCCGATCGACGCCGCGTCGAAGAGCGCCGTCGCCGCAGCGTGCTTCTCTGCGCGCTTGACGGCATCCGTCAGCATGTCTCGCTTCGCGGGATCAAGATAGGCCGAGGCAATAGACTTCGGATCGGTGAGGTCGATGCCTGCATCCGCCAAGTTCTCGAGTACGCTCGCGTTTTTGTCCATGGAGTAGGAGAGCCCGAACGTGCCCGCCATCTGCGCGGGAATGCCGCCAGCCCCGAGGATCGGCAGCGCGAGGAGAGCAGGCGCGTTCTGGGTAAACGAGTTCACACCCAAGTCGGCAAGGACCGTAAGCGGGTCTTTCGCCAGTGCGCTCATCACCCCCGAGAAGGAGTCCTGCGCCATCATCTCCTGCGTCGCTTGGGCGCTGGGGAAGAAAGAAGCGTAGCGTGTGAGACGCGCTGTGCGCTCGGACGCCTTCTCGATCTGCTCCGCGATGCGGGCCTTCATGCCCTCTTTCCCCACCATGAAAGCGGCGAGCCCCACTTGACCCGTCTCGTCTTCTGCAGTGGCAAAACGGTACGCCACGTCCTTGCCCTGCGCGATCTCGTCTTCGATCTCTTGGATGCGGCGGAGCTCCTTGGAGTACGCCTCCGCATCGGAAACCGAACCGAAGAACGAGGTTGCATCGCCAGAGAAGCTGCCGCGGGTGAAGGCGTTGCGAACCGTCCCCCAGATCGAATCCTTCTCGCCCGCATCGGGCGCCATTGCCCAGATCAGCTTCTCACGAACGCCCATGGAGGAGAGATCGTTCTTGACGAGATTGGCAAAGGCGGGTTCGGAGAGCTTCTCCATGAGGGTCGGGGCTTCGGTGTACATCGTCGCCCAATTGACCGCCCGCGCCTTCTCGGCCGCCTCTTCTGCCGGCGTAAGCGTCGGCGTCTCTTCAGGTGTCATGTCGAAGACACGCGCCTTGCGAAGCCGCACAGCCGCCTGCTCAGGCGTCTCAGGGTCCATGAGCGCCTGCTCGTAGTCGGTCTGAGCCTGCGCCGCGCCATCCTGCGCAATCATGCGCTCAATGAAATCCATCAGTTATCTCCGTCGTCAAAACCGTACATATATGTCGTCTGGTGCCCGAGCCAAGATGGGCCCGTGCTGCCTTCACCGACCTGACCGCCGGCGCGCGCCATGAGGTAGTAGCGCAGACGGGCGACCTGCGGCATCGGGCTGTTGCCGTGCTTCGCCTTCCATGCAGTGTCGATCTTCTTCATCAAAGGCTCGTCGAAACTCACACTCGGCGGGATCATCACGCGGAGCCGCTGATCCCCGAGCATGATCTTGGTGAGGACATACTGCATCTCCTGCTTCGTCGGCTTGCGCTCCTGGCCGATCTGTTTGAGCCAATGCTCAGCCGTCTGCTCGACGACCTTGTAGGCATCCGTCATGCCGTGGTTCGGCAAATCGTCCATTGTGAGCATGCTCGCCACCTTGTTCGTCGAGCCGAGCAGTTCGGAGACGGGCGTGATCTCGCGCATTGCGAGATTGATCCGCTGCTCCACTTCGATCTCGTTGAGCTTCTTGCCCATCTCTTGCCCTTGCAGGCTCATGACTTCCTGCATCTGCGCCAAGTAGGCATTGGCAACGTCCGGCGACTCTTCCCTCAGCTTCACGTACTCGGGGTTTCGCTTAAGCGCACGTTCAATCGTCTCACTGCTAATGACGAACGGGTCCTGTACCACGCCCATCGCGGCAAGGCGCTTGCGTGCCGCCTCATCGTCGGCCGCGTAAGTCGAGCCCTGCTTGAGGCTGAAATACCTCGTCAGGATGCGCTGACGATCCTTTCCGTTGAGCTGGTTCAGGTAGAGCGTCAGCTCGTCCTCAGACATGGACACGAGGAAGCGGTCGTCGCTCAGCTTGCCAAGCGCGCGCGGATCGGAAGCGAACGTATCGCTCTGGTAATGCGCGGCTAGCTTCTGCACCTCGGCGGCCTCGTTCACGTCAAGCCGCGCCAGTAGCTCCTGCGGGACCTGCGACAGATCGCCATGCGTCTTAAAAAGGATGTTCGAGATCTGCGCCTTGACGTTGTTCTGCTCCTGCACGTACGACTGCTTCTTCTGGTTGACAAGCGCCCACGCCTTCGTCACGAGCTCGTCACAGTAGCGCGGATCCGCGGCGGCACGCGGGTCCGTCCGACGAAGGTATTCTCGGATCTGGTCAGGCGTCGGCCAAGTCTTCGCCGCGGCCGCATACTGCGGCGAGAACGCGGAGACGCGGGAACCCGTCGCCTCGTCGACAATCTCCTTCTCACGTCGCATGTTCGCCACAGCGCTCTTGAGCGTCGACTGCGCCTTCTCGGGCAGATAGTCCGTCCACACGCCGCCCTTCTCCTGCGCCTGCTTCTCAGCCTCGCGCACGGTCTCCTTGGAGGTGATGTACCCCGCCATCGCCATGTGCTCGTCGGCGAACTCGGTGAGCATATCGTTGTAGCGGGCTACACCCAGCATGTCGTTGTAGTTGCGATCGGTCTTGAACGCTTCAGGATCCCAGGGCTGATTGGCCGCCTTGGCCGCCTCCATGCCCTGCTCAACGGTGAGCTGAGACGCGCCGTGCTTCCACTCGGCAGGAGCGCCTTCCTTCGTGGTGACAGACTGGTGCCCGCCGTCGGACGTAATGGATGTAAGCGCATCGTACCCTCTGGCAGTCTTCACGAAATCCTGCGTCACGACACCTCGCCGCACAGCTTCGCTAAGACCTCCTCGGAGTACTTCTCCAGCGCCACCCAAGCCCGCGACATATCGCTCGATCTTCAAGCGATCCTCGTGCGCCTGCACGATCGGGTTGATGCGCTGACGAGCGCGCGCGACGTCGGAGCCAAGCATCTCCTTCGAGTGCGCGCGAAGAAGCCCGAGCGCCTGATATGCCACGGCAGGGTTTCGATCGGAGCCTGCCAGGAGCGAGTCAATGCCGTTCATGTACATGGACGACATGTTCTTCTTGATGTAGAGCGCCTTGTTCTCGGCCGTCCAGCCCATGAACTCGGCGAGCTTATCCGCGGACTCATGGATCGCATGAGCGCTCTGCGCAAGCATGTCAGGCTTGCCGGCATACGCTGCGCCCGACTCCACGGCCTGCGCAATCGCGCCTTCGTGCGCCGCCTTCTTCTGGGCAACCGCCTGCTGATAGACGTGCTGAGAGACGCCGGAGTAGGACGCGGTGTAGATCGCCTGTGCCTTCTCGCCGAACATCTTCTGCTGACGCGCGGTGAGCCCGGAGGCGAGCTCTTGGCCGTAGTCCTGAAGCCCCGAGTCCATTCGCTCGACAAGGCCTTTTCCGTCGAGGTCCGGCTCAAGCGCGTTGGCGCCCAGTTGGCTCGCCCAGCCGCCTTCGCCCGACTCCATGTCGATCGCTTTGCGACGAAGTTCTGTGAGCGCCTCCGTCACGCGAGCGTCATCCTGTTCCGCGAGGAACTTCGAGTACCAGTCATCGAGCTTGGCGGACGCCTTCGCCAACGGCTTCTGCACGTCCATCTCGGGAACTTTCGGAATCTCGGTCGACATCGGTCGATAGCCGAGGATGCTCGGCATGACCTGTGGCCCGCCGTAGTTGGGAACTTGTGCCATTAGGATGCTCCAAAGTATCGATACCAACGGTCGGCCACCGTCATGCCGCCGTCAAGAACGCTCGCGAAGCCCTCGGACTGCTTCGCCGACTTGGCGTAGCCGGACATGCCCGAGTAGATGCCGCCCTGCGCGCTCGCCTGAAGGGCCTGCTGTTTGAAGCCCCAGGCGGCGGAGAGCGCGTTCATCTCAGCGGTCTTCTTGTCCATCTCCTTCATGATGTCGGTGGACGCAGTGACCTCTGCAGTCGAGCCTTCGCCCAACACCACGCCGCTCGATGCGAACGCCGTGCGCTGCTTGGCTTTGATCTGCCCCGCGCGGTAGGTGAGTTGCGCGACGGCAGCTTCGCCTTGACGCATTGCGGACTCGGCGGAAAGCTGTGCCATCTGGCGGTTCTGCTCGGAGATCTCCGCCTGCTTGTTCATCACGTAGTCGAGCGTCTTGCCGCCCTTCCATGCGGAGTACATACCGCCGATCGCCTGCCCGATGGCAAGCCCAATGGCCGCGCCGCCGAGGGCTTGATTGGCCCCGCCCATCGAGGCTGTGTCGGGAGCAGGGAGGACGTTCTGAGTGCCCGCGGCCCCTTGGAACGTCGAAGGGTCTGCCCCGAAATTCACCCCGCCCAAAAGGTTGTCGAGGTCGTATGTGACCCCCTGAAGTGTCAGTGCCATATGAAAAAGCCCTCATTAACTGAGGGCTAGGTTATCGGGTTGAAGGGACCTCATGCACCCATTACTTCGCGAGATCCCAACAGAGACTAACGATCGTGAGCGGCAGAGGATCTTTCTGACGAACGCAGATCTGCCCTGAGTCGTTCCACTGCGAGATTGTGGCGACGGAGATTTCCTTGTCCATCAATGCCGGCGGGGACCCGTACGGCTCATCGGTTCTCTGCTTGTACTCGACAAGATTGTCAAAGTCAGGGCCAACAAAGACACCGGAAGACTTGTGCACACGCATGAACACATCGTTCACGTTCTTCATGTGCCCCATACCGACCGAGCCGTCCGCCAGCTGTACCACCACCGGGAGCGTCTGCAGGTCGGCCGTGATCGGCAGGCCCACGATGACGTGACGCGCCGATTGGGTGAGCGTGACTTTCCCGTCCTCCACTACGCGCTGAGGGAGCACACAACCGTCGGCAAGGATGTTGACCGTCTCGCCTTCGAGCCAGGTGAGCCCCTCCACCTCAGTCGTCCGGTCTCCGATGTACTCCCCGCCGCAGTCCACGCGCCAGGCGTCTTCCAACGCCGAGAACTTACGCTCGTGCATGCGCTCGACGTAGCGGACAACCTCTCCCTTGACTGTTCGACGGATGATGAGGTAAACGATGTCCTCATCCCCCTCAGGCACGACCGTCACAGACTCGACCGCGCCGTTCACCGTCGTGTGCTTGTGCCAGCCGCCAATCGCCTGCTCAGGCAAGTAGGTAAACCCCAGAAGACTGCCGTCGGCCATCGCCGCCCACACGATCGGATCTGGCGACTTCGCCAACGCCATGTCGACGATCCGCGAGTCTTCGAAGAAGTGCGCGGATCGGATCGACAAATCGCCCGTAGTGAAACCCGACGACTGCCAGTTGTACCCGAGCTCGCGCACGTGCCCGCCACGGGCGGCAGCGTAAACAACCGTGGAGTTGACCACCACCGGCATGACGTTCGAAGCGCCTATCTGCGCCTGCACTTCCGATCGAATCGCATCAGGCGCCATCGGGGCGGAGCCGCCCGAGTAGACTCGATACTCCGTCGTATTCGTCATCGCAAGCATCTGCTGGAGCGGCGTCAGATGCAGGATGCGCGACGCCTCCTGCGCCGCAATGGCAAAACGCAAGCGGTTGTCGTCCTGCGAGGGGAGCGTGTGACTCATGTCGGACTCGGTACCGGAGCGCGTCATCCACACCATCTGAGGACGCGTCGGCGTTCCCGCGAAGCATCGGCGCTGTTCGTAGTAGCAGACCGCGCCGGGGTAGTCGACTGCCTTACCTACGTTGGCGGTGAGCGAAGCGCCGCTACCCGTTGACGAGACGACAGACAAGTTTGGTGACGAATAGTTCTGACCACCAGAACGGATCGTGACTGAAACGACCCGACCATTCTCGATAACTGGGACAAGATCAGCACCGTACCCAGTCGAATCGGTGACCGCAATTTTCGGGACATCGTGGGACGTTGTCAGCGGGAAGCGGTAGAGAGTTGCCAATTGCCAGTTCCTGTTGTGGCACTTGATCACAAGTTTTGGGTTATCGTACCCAATGCCTCTCGACCGTATCTCGATACCCGTCACGCAGGCTGTGCGACCACCAGAAGCAGGCCCGCCAGTTGCGGCATAGGTCTCCCCTGTGATTAGCCTGATATCCGCCCCAGAGCCATGGCCGTTTGGGTCTTCAATCTCCCACGTCAGGTTTGCCTTGCTTTGTATGTTTACCGGAAGGCCCGTACTCTGTTGCTTATAGCCGTCGCCCCAGTCATATTCGCAAACGTTGACAAAGTCCGTGATGTACTTGGCCGGCCCATAACCGCTACCGCCGTTGTTGACCGTGACAGACGTAATGCCCTTGCTCATAAAGAAAGGGTCGTCGTAGATAGGCGGCGTGATGCCCTCATCAGGCGAGTAGTTGTCGTCGATGAATGACGTTTCGGTCGTCTCGCCGATAAAGCAGTACAAGCCCTTGAAATTCTTGTAGACGCGGTACCGCTCCGCGTCTGCCACAGAGCCCCACGTGATCGTACAAGTGGCATTGTTGAGGTACAGGTTTCCCTTCGTCTCACCAACGGGACTTGCAGGGCTCTCCTGCTCGCTTCCCGTCTCAGTCTCCTTCACCGCTGTCACGCGGTACTTCAACGTGTAGCGGGTCTTCTCGCCTTCCGTAATCGTCTGCCCACTGCTCGCTACAACGTTGTACTCAACCGTTGGCGCCGACGGAGCGGGGAGCGGTGCGCCGAACTGAACGTCGACAAGACGCCAGTCGGTCGCGCCGTAGCGACGTAGCTCCTTCGGCGGATAGTTCGGATGCACGAGCGTCATGATGTCCATCGACTGGACATAGTGGATGTCAAACACGTCGTCCGAGCTGTACGGCGTCTCGATCTCATAGGGCTGCCCGTCTTCGCCCAGGAGGGTTTTGCCCGACGTGTGAAAGCGCGCGTACTTGTCGCCAAGCTCGATGGCAAGCGTCTGATCGGACGAGAACGTGAACGGGATGAGGCGACACTTCTTCGTCGAATACTTCGTCGTGTTCACGTACGCCGTACCCGGTCGAACCGTCGCCGGGCCCTGTGGGAGCACGATGAAGTTGCGACACTTTGCCAGGCCCTGCTGGTACTTCTGATCGTCAAATCGCCCGTACATGGCGGGGGAGAGCTCGCCCGCCGAAAAAGACATTTGAACTTTGCGGATGCCCATGCCTACCTCCTTACGATCCACGAGGGCGTGAAGCAGACCTGCTTGCGCTGCTGATTCGCGTCACGCGTCTTCGCCGTCGAGAGCGCCACTTGGAACTGCTTCGAAAGCATGCTCGCAAGTTTCTGCCCCTCTTCGCCCTTGACACGAGAGCCCGCAATCTCCATCGCGAGGTAGTACGCGAACGCCGTCACAAAGGTTGGCGAGAAGTAGCCCTCCGAGACCTCCGACGTGAGGTATGTCGCCACAGGGTTCTCCGCGTTCGTGTAGAGCTTCCCGCCCATCACTTCGAAGTTCGCGTCGTTGGGCTCCATGAACCACACCGGTCTATCCGTCCACCAGCTCGGCATCTCCTGCCGCGCATGCGGTCGAACGCGAATGACACGCATGCAATCGGACGGGACCTCGTAAACACCACGCCATCCGGCCGTCTCGTTCGTGCTCAGCTTGGCGAGAAGCTGACGCTTCGTGGCGAAAGACCAGTCGTGCATCTCCAGCATGGCCGACTTCGCGATCGGGTAATAGATCGCGCACATCTTCGCCTGAGCCGGACTTTCAGGCGGGTCGATCGACGCAATGCTCCCGGTGTCACCCAGGAAAGACAACGCCAAATTACAAATCTCTACAGCACTTGCCATGAGAACCTCCTACAAAAAGAGGCGCCGAAGCGCCCCTTTGTCATCACCTCAATCGAGAGGATCAAGCCGTCTTGATGGACGGGGCCTGTTCAAAGCCCGGATTGTCCTGGAAGCCGGACGTGATGAAGCCGTGAACCGTACCCGCTGTCGGCGTGCCGCCGAACTTGGCGACCATGTAGCGCTTGTGGTGGTACGGGATCGGGATAACGACCTGCGTACCCGCCTTCGGAGCGGCAAGGGTGACGGCGGTAGCGACGTCGGCGAAGCCCGTGGTCTCCTTGTCGGAGTCCTGCAGCGAGATCGTGAGGTTGCCCGTCACGTCGGCCTTCACCGTGAAGACCGCCACGAGGTCGCCGTAGGCGTAGCCCGTGGTGGGCTTGGGCTGCCCGAAGTCAAGTCGGAAGTCGGACTCGGCCGCGGCCGTGAGATTCTGGCCCTCGTCCTTCGTGAACATCATCAGATAGTCAACAATCATTGTCTTCTCCTTACTTGACCTGAGCTTCCTTGAACTCAAGCACGTCGACGCGACGGAACGGGATGCCGTCGAAGCTCAGCACGCGGCGGCCGCCAACTTCAGAGAGGTTGAGCTGGACGTTGCGGGAATTGGCCTGCTGCAGGCGCAAATACGTTTCGATCGTGCGGTTCGTGTAGAAGGCAAAGCGTGCGCCCGAGAGAGACGGAACCTTGGCTACGGCCTTCACGAGAAGTTCGTAAAGGTTGTGGCCCGCGGCGCTGTTCTCATCCGGCGGAACAGACTTGAGAAGGCTTTCCTTGATGTTCGCGATACGAACAACATAGCGCCAGTCGCGAACGGAGAGGCCGACGTCCCAACCGAAGTGCGTCTTGAGAACGCGGTATTCACCACCATCCGGGTCAAAAGCGGCTTCTTCACCGATGTCTTCCTTGGAGAGGCCAGCCTTGGAGCCTTCCGGGAAGAGACCGTGAACGGTATTCGGGCCCCAACCGACGAGCCAAATAGACGTAAGGTCGTTGCCCGTGCCGCCTGCGTCAATGACGTTGACGGCGCACGGAGCCTTCTTCGGGTCCTTGGTGCTAAACCGCGGGGCGAGGCCCATGATGCCTTCGGGATCCTTCGAGGAGTCACCGTAGATGAGTGCACGCTGAAGGAACTGGGACATGGATTCGATGAACGGGCGTTCTTCGGAAGCACGCCAGGACTCCTTCATGCCGTTGATTTCAGCGAGCTTCTTGTCAACCGTGGCAAAGGCTTCAAGCATGCCGCAGGTGTCCGTGATCTGGGCGACCGTGGACTTGGACTGCTTCACACCGTAGTTGAGCTTGCGCCACGTGACGGTCGGAAGACCCGTACGGACAGTCGTGCGGTGAGAGAACTTGTTGTTCGCCTCCACCCACGTGATGTCGTCCATCATTTCATTGGTTTCGTTGAGTACTTCAACGATGTCAGCGAGCTCGCCATTCGGATCCAGACGATCCATCATGTCGGCGAGCGTCGGATTGCGATTCGGCTTAGTAGTCGTAGCCATTCCTTATCTCCTTAGACATCAACCACCATGTTGGACTTCGGGTAGCGGCGTCGAGCGCCCGCCGGAGCGGAAGCGCTTCCCGTCACACCGTGATCCTGCTGCATGGCCTTGCCGATGCGATAAAACACACGGACCACCTCGGGGTGCGCCCCAAGGCCGGATCCTCTCAAAAGCGCCGTAAATTCAGGAGTCGCAAACTGCTTGAGGGCTTGGTTCGCGACACCGACGTTAGCCTTGAAATTGGCGCCGCCGATTTCAGGGTCCTTCTCAGAAAGCGAAGCCCACTCTTGCGACTTCGCCTTCAAGTCATCCACCAGATACTGGCGCGCCGTGGGGACCATGGCGGCAAGCATCTTCTGGGCATTCTCCTGCGAGAGCCCGAGCTCCTTCGCCGTAGCGGCAAAGCCTTCGAGCTGAGCTTCGGTGAACTGCTGGCCGTCAACATCGAACGGTTCATACGCCTCGGGCGCCGCCTGCGCGGGCTCCTGATCGCCGTCGTTCTGATCCGCTTCGCCCAGCAGAGACGGCATGTCCGCCGTCGGTTCGGTAGCGTCCGTCGCCTGAGCGGTAGACTCCTGCGCCGGTTCGGTAGGGTTTCCCTCGCCGCCTTCGGGCGCTGTCGGATTTGCAGGCGCCGTAGGTTCGACAGGATCAACGGGAGTTCCGTCTTCAGCCATTCTTGTTCTCCTTCATCATCTTCGGATACTGGTCGGGACAAACCCGATCAATCTGCGCCATCAGACGGTAGCCGATGTCCTTTCGACCTTCGGCATGCGCCATGGCAATCGGCATGTAGGACGCGCGCATCGGCGCCTCCTCGAAGGTCGTTCGGAAAACGCCAGACTTCGTGAGAAGCCAGTGCATCAACCGACGCCCGCGCACATCCCGCATAAGCCACTTAAAGTCGGACTCGAAGTCATCCGACGCTTCGTAAGGCTTTTGGGTTTCAGTCACAAGTGACCTCCTTCTTTGCGGCAACTTTGGCACGCTGTTTTGCTCTCATGCACCCATTGGATCAATAGCCCGCGAACTGCCCCATGATCTGCTCAGGACTCGCCGACTGAAGCGTTCCCTGAAGCGGAGACATTGGAGACGCAGGGACGGCGGCTTGAGCCGCTCCGAGATCCTTCGCGACAGAGGCCATCTCCTTGGCCTGCTCCATCTGCATCATCTTCGCCTGCTGCTCGGCTCTCTGCTGGCGGATGAGCGCCACCTGCTTGCCAGGCACGATCAACTGGGGGTCAAGCCCCAGCACGTCGGAGTAGTAATCCGCCCAGTAGTCCGCATCGAACTTGTCGGCGAGATCGGGCTTGATTGCCACGAGCATGCCGAGGTTCTGCGTGAAGCGGTCAACCGCGTTGGTTGCCACGGCCCTCTGGGCCTGCGCAAGGATCGAGACAAACTCGACGTTCAAGTCGATGCCTTGAAGCTCCTGCGGCACGGGCGGGAGCATGCCGACCTGCACCATGCGGTCGAACGTCATGGCGATCAGTCGGTCGTTCATCTCCGCGTTGAGGCGCTCGAGGACGGGGCCAAGCATCAGCATCTTCTCTTCGTGGCGCTCGGCAATCTCCGTCGCCGTCGCACGGGCCGTCGTAGGCATGCCCGTAATCATCAGGAAGATGTCTTTGTAGAACGCTTCATCAATGCGCCGACGCACGTCCTGAATGTCCATCAGAAGCGCGTCGAGACGCAGGTTGACTTCGTAGGCAGACCGCACCCCCTGCACCTGCGCTACGTTGTCCGCCCAAACGATCCCGCCCGGAACCAGGTTCGCTTCCTGATTGCGCATGTCGGCCGACATAATGACCGCGGGATCGGCCTGCTGAGCAATGGCCTTGGACTTGTGAAGCTGCTGCTGTTGAAGCTGGCGAAGGTCGCCGAGCGCTTCCATGCCCGGCCCCGTCCCGTAGATGTCGCCGCCCGTCACATTCCAACGCGCTGCGAGAACAGGAAATTGTCGGAAGCCCGACTCGCGAAGGATCGAATCGCCTTTTCCGTTCTTCTCAAAGTAAACGGAACGATAGGGCATGTTCTTCGCGTCACGCTTCTGCGGATCGCGAAAACTTCGCGGCTCAATGGCGTTGACGACCTCGATCCACTCGTCATAGTTCCCGCGATCGTAGAGCCTACGCACGTTCGGCGACACCTTGTCGTAGCCGAACTCCCCGACGAGCGCGGAGACCGTCATGCGAAATTCTCGATAGCACGTGTTCACGTCGCCTCGAGCATCGGTCGCCAGAGCGAACTCGCCGATGGTGAGCGGCATGCAATGGATGATGGAGTCGTAGTCGTCGAGTACGATCACAGACGTCGTGCCGAAAGCTCCGAGCTCCTCGTACGCCATCTGCAAGGCGCGGTAGACATTCGACTGGTTGAAGACCATCTGCATGAGGGTCGTCACCTGCGTCATCCACTTCTTGACTTCGTAGTTCTCGTCCAACTGCGGGTTCTTCGTCGTGAGACGGAACCACGGGCGAGCCGGGCTCGTCATGCCCGCCATCATGCCGCCCGACAAGGTGCGAAGCGCTCGCGTGCCTGAGTTGTCCAGGATGGCGCGGTGGCGCTTGTCCCCCTTGTTGTTGTCGGAGACGAGGAAGCGCCCCGCGCGAGGCAGAAGCACTTCCGAGATTTCCTGCCAGTGCGGCATCCAAGAGGAGCGCTCAGACTTCAGCGCCTCCCAGCGCTTGCCGCACTGTTTGCGAAGACTGTCCGCCATGATTAGCCTCCCAGAAGAGAGGAGCCGCCGCCAAGCAAAAGATCGTTCTTGCCGACGCCGCCCGGGCCCGTAATCATCGTGGCGCTTCCGCCGCCTTGATTCTGGCCCATGATGCCGCTAATGTCGACCTCGTTCTGGTTGGCCTTGTTGAACTCCATCTCCTGCTGCTTCTTCGCCTCGGCGGCCGCCTTGGCCTGCTGATCGGCGGCGCGGCGCTGCGCCTTGTCCTGCTTGTTGGCGCTGTACATGGAGGCGCCGATGGACGCCGCGGTTACGCCAACGGCAACTGCTACTCCTGACATAAGAGATTCTCCTTTCGAGTTAAGAGCCGATCGGGCTCATCAGTAAATTCGTTTTCTGCCTCCTCCACAGTCTTCGCATCCGTCGCGAAGCACATGGTGAAGGACGAGTTTTCAAGGGCATAGACAGCGGCTCTTCGCCCCGCCATGCCGTCGAGGATATGGACGCCGCGAAGCTCCTTCGTGACGCCCCCATCCGTGATTCTGAAGTGCCCGCAGCAGATCAACTGCGTCGGTACCTTGACTGTGAGCCCCACGACCGCCGCGCCTTTCGGAACGTAGACCGTGCGGGAATACATACCCGCATGAAGGTGGTGCTCCGTCTCGATGTGGATCGGCGGGAACTCCGCCTCAAGCGCCTGCCCGAGGGCTTCCACAGCCGCGGCTCGTGTCGCAAGATCATTCATCGCACTTGCACCAGTAGCAGTTGTGCGTGTGTGTCATGCCGAGGCGATCGCACAGCTTGTCGAACTTCGTGCCCGGCGGCGCCATGAAGGTAAAGCCTGGAGCGCCTTCCTTCGCGGCAACCGCCTTGGCGCACCCGAGAAGATCAAGCCCCGTACGCCCACGGCGCCATGCCCTGCGGAGGTAGAAGGCGTCGACGCCGACGAGAGGAAACGGGTAGTGCTGGGACTGCGTGACGAGAAGCGCGGCCGCGCCAACCAGGCGCCCGTCGTCAAGCACGGCCACGCAGCGGAGCTGACCGCCCTTGTCGAGCGCGGCATAGCGGGACACCTGCGCCTCGGCCGCACCAATGGCAGGGTTGGCCGTCTCGTTGATGTACTCCGTCACCCAGTCCGTCCAACCGTCCAGATCGTAAAGTTCACCGAACGACAGCTCCTGATACTCGATCACTTCCCTTCTCCGATTCCTGTTAAAATGCCTAACGTAATCTCGAAATAGCTCATCGCTACCCCATGTAGTTGTTGAGTCCTGAAGCCGCAGGTGTTCCAGCACCCGCGGCTTTCTTTTCATTCGTCGGTCTCAATCAAACCACGCGGGCTTCGTCTCATGCACCCATTACTTCAGACAGGCGAAGGGGTCGTAGTCCCGCCTCCCCGATCTGCGGTTGCGATACTCGAGCTCCGCGAACGGGATGTACTCCTCGATCCTGTACGCGAAGGTCAGCGCAAGCGCGTCTGCACTGTCTGGCGACGGCATGCCGCGCTTCTTCATGTCCTTCTTCGACTCGAGCTTGATCTGCCCGCCCGGCAGGATGTCGTACTCGGGCGCCGTCAAGTCGTCGATCAGACCCTGATCGTTCGGGATCGTCCCGCCGTCCATCAGCCAGAGCTTCATCCTCCCCCACATCTCCTCACGGAGACGGGCGTACGTCTTCGGATCGTCCGCACCCGCACCGAACTGGATGCCGCGCACGGGGTACCCGTCGTCGCGAAGCTGGTCCTTCGGACCGCCGCCCACGCCCCCTTCGTCGACGTTGATGTAGATGCGGTCTCTCGGGAACCCGAGCGCCCTCACTTCGTCGAAGTGCCGCTTCACCTTCGAGACGAGCTGTGTGGTCGAGAGCCCCTTGAAGCGCTTGATCGGGAGCCAACCCCTGCCGATACGCGTGTAGATCACGCTGTCGTCATCACCGAAGCGCGCCACGTCCACGCCGATGATCGCGCACGTCGCCCCGTTGTGCGGCATGTCTCGCCTCGCCGCCTCCAGCACGAGGTCAGATGGGATGAACTGCTTGTCGGACTGACTCGGGAACTCACCCTTCACACGCACCTTGAAGAAGTCCGAGTCTTCGCCGTACTCCTTGCGCCACTCCTCCATCTGCTCCTTGTTCGTGATGAACACACTTCGGCTGTCAATCTGACGAGTGCTCCAGACGTTCTTGCGCTTCCCGAAGCATTCGCGGAAACGCCCCGTGTTTCGCGTCGGATTGCCGAACACGAACATCATCGGCTCACCGTCGGTCAGACCGCCTTCCGCCACTTCCCAAATCACGTCGGGGACCGCCGAGGCCTCGTCGAAAATGTAGAAGGAAGTAGAGGACGCCGCGTGCTGGCCTGCAAACGATTCGGAGTTTTCTTCCTTACACGTCTGCGCGTCAACGCGCCACGACTCAGGAGCCTCCTTCGCCTCGATAGACTCCGCCTTGATCTCGAACATGTCCGAGACAATCGAACGCTTCAGCCATTTCGAGATTTCCGCGAAGGTCTTCGTCTTCAACTGAGACGCCGTGTTCGCCGTCACAACGCCCTTACAGTTCGGACGAGTGGCGAGGATCCAGATCACGAGGCAGGCCGTCAAGAAACTTTTCCCGATGCCGTGCCCTGACGCGACCGCAAGGCGGATGGGCTTGACAGCATGGATCCCGTCGAAACCGTTTGCGCGCACCTGCTGCCCGATCTCGTCCAAGACCTCGCAGGCCCACTTGTCCGGCCCGAACTTGCTCCCCGGGTACTTCGATGCCCAAGGCTCGGGAAGCGGTACGATCGACAGCTCGGGCGACTCGCCCCACGGGAACGCCCACAGCACGAAGCGCAGCGGATCGTCATACCCTCGCGCCAGCTCTTCGGCAATGTCGTCTGACAGTTCATTCATAGAAAATTGTCCTCATGGAAAAAGACCCCCGACTTCGGAAAGGAAGCCGAGGGTCGGTTGGTTAGGGAATGTCTTCGAAGTCGTCTTGAGCGGGCTGGTCCAGGTCGACGGCGCTCTTCAGCCGAATGCCTACTGCCAGAGCTTTGCCGTCGCTCTTGCGAAGTCGAAACGACACGCCCCTCCTCGCAAGGAGTTTCTTCAGCCGCTCGGTCAACATCCTAGGCCGCGCATCGAACGTCGACTCGTTCATGCTCTCAAGCCATTGGCAATAGCTCTCGAACAACTCTTTCGTCGACGGATCGTTCTCCTTCTCCGGGCGCCCGATCTCGCACCGCTCATCAAACCACTGGGTGACCAGATCGTGCGAGTCGACATAGGCGTTCGACGCGTCCTGCACCGACTTCGGCACCACAAGTCCCTCCTTCAGCTCTCCGTCTCGTCCCTCTAGAAGCCAATTGAAAATGCCCGAGCGCTCCGCCTTAAGCACCTGCGACAGCCCCTTGATGCGCATGGCGCGATACTTGGGATCGTTCTCGAAGTCGTGCGGGAAGTCGATCAGACGAATGCGACGGCGCATGGCGTTGTCAGCCCCCTGCATGTTCGGCGCAAAATTGGTGGCAATGAAAAGCGTGAATCTGGCGGGAAACTCCTTCACCTCGGCGGCATACGCACCTCGTGCGGAGATCTTGTCCCCACCGGAAATGCGCTTCAAGTCCGCTGCGCGGAAAGACTCCCCGCTCCCGGTCTCGGAGCAGTACACGAACCTGGCGCCCTGCAGACGCACAATGTCCGCACGATGCCCACTTGCCGGCGTGCCTTTGCGGCCGATGACGGTCTCATCGCTCAACGCCTTCGAGTAGCCGCCCATCACCTCACTAATCGTCTCAAGAAAACTTGACTTACCGTTGGCTCCGTCGCCAATGAGTAGGTAAAATGCCTCCTCATCCGGTCGGCCTGCCAGCATCTTGCCAAGCACCTTCTGCATGTACCACGCCACTTCTTCGCTTCCGAACCATGTGGAAACGCACTTGCGCCAGGTGGGGCAGTCCGCACTCGGGTCGTACCGCACATTGCAGTACTTCACCATCAGGGCATCTGGTGCATTCGGCACCAGATCCCTCGTCTTCAGGTTCACGAGTCCGTTCTCGACCGCGATGAACTCCTCCATCGCGTCCATGTCGTTCTCATCAACATAGAGCTCACGCGTGCGGGTCAGGTTCTTCAGGAGCTTGTCCAGCATTGCGCTCTCGCCGTCGAGACAGCGCAGCTGGAACTTGGCCGCCGCCTTTTCTCGGGCTTCATCCCCAGCATCCCTCGCTGCCTTGATCTCCTCCGTCAAAAGCGAATTGAAGATCTCGTCACGAATCCTTGTGCAGATCGAAGCCTCCGGCCCGAGGCGGTCCCATTGCCTCGTAGCGGGCTCAAAGTAGTACCAGCGTTTTGCCTGTGGCGCATAGCGGAGGTGATCGCCCCAGTCGCGAAGCACACGGCACAGAAGCCCGTCTTCCGTGAAAGCCTCCGCTCTTGCGATGACCATTCGCGCTTCCCGAGCGATCGGCCACATCGTGAGCGAACGCAGGCCACGGTTATTGAACGTAGCCCACTTCTTCTCCACTTCCTCGAAGCCGTCATACTTGGCGGCCTGCTGACTAAGCTCATCCCAGAGGGCAAGCCCCTCAGACGAGCCGGACGTCTCGTGGTGGATGCGCATGCCGTCCTGGTACCACGGGGTGTAGGAGCCCCACGACTCCACTCTCGGCGCCATCAGCTTGCGAATTTGGTCGATCGTGAGCCCGATCGGGCGCTTCGGCACGAGCTCTTCCGCCAGTGCTTCGTCAGCATCGACGGCAATCGTGCGCTCACTACCCTTGACCGGCGCCCACCCGTTGCTCTCAACGAACTTTTCGAATGCGTCGCAGAGCGTCTGAACGCCCTCATACGTCACCAAGGGAAGCTCGGCCGTGGGGACGTCAGTCGGCTCCCCTGAGAGAAGCGCATACGGATAGCTGTAGGGAAGCCCCGTTTCCGGATGGGTGTGATACAGAACAATCTGCTGCCCCTTGCCCAGAACCTCCAACTGAGACTTCGTGGACTCGTCCCCGTTCTTGACGTACTCAAGCGTCGTCTGCTTCAGCCAACGGCCTTCAGCCCTGAAGAGGAGCGCAAACTTCGGGGCGCGACCGACACGGTAAACGGCCATCGCGCACGCAGGGTTAGCCTTGCAGAGGGCGTCAAAAAGCGCCTTCGCCTCCGCGTCGGTTCCGCGAAAGTCAACGTCGATGGCGCAGATCGGAGTGTCGCCGTACCCACACAGCACGCCGACGCCCTCACCCTCCGGCCGCTGTCGGCAAGCCTGGGCGGTGAGCGGAGAGTTTTGCCAGTTGGGCGTGGTCGGATGCTTCTTGCCTTTCGACAGCGGAACCACGGGGTAGCCGGTCTCGACGAGCCTCGGCCCTTTCTCACGGATGAACGAGGTCATAACCCAAGCTCCTCTACTTTCTTGGCCAGAGGGGCGATCTCGGACATTCGCTTGACATAGAACTTGTACAACCCGTCAATCACGTATTGCCGCGGCGTCGTATCGGATCGGTCACGAAGGCGAACAATCGTAGAGCAATGGCACCCTACAGCGCGCGCCATATCTGTATACGACACCCCTGTGGACGTTAAGTACCCAATCATCTCTTGACAGGTTGGAATAGTTCGGTTGTTCATGTAGTCCTCTTGCATAGAGTTGCTTCGCAATAGTATGCAACACTATACACGAAAAGCGAAGCATCGTACAATAACTCTAACGTCTTGGAGATTTCTTATGCCCACCGCACCAAACTACCTAGCAAGCAACATCTCTTTCCTCGCAGCTAGAGACGGACTCTCGCTTATCGACCTCGCCTCAGAAACAGGAGTAGATCCTTCGACTGTATATCGGTTGGCCGACACCAACAACAGCCGCCAACCGAGAGCTCGAACACTCCGCGGTATAGCTGATTTTTTTCATGTGGATCCGTTCGCCCTGTTGGAGCAAGATCTTCGAACCACCCCGTACGCCACCACAAAAGAAAAGCCTAAGCCTGACGCTCTCGGAGATTTTTCTCCTTCCGAGAAGAACGAGAGAATCCCGCTAATTAAGATCACAAACCCTAACGCTGTAGACCCCGGGCTTATTGCCTGCTTCTCCGACGATTTCGGGCTTCCCGAAAACATCGCAGGATTCGTCATAGAAAGATGGATTTGCAGGCCTTATGGCATTAACGGAGAATCTATTGTCGCCTTCGAAATGGTCGGAGACGCTATGGCGCCGACATTCCTAGACAAAGACATTCTTTTTATCTCCCATTTCGAAAGCTCAGTATTTAAAGACTCTCCTCATCAAATAGTTTCCGGAGAGTATATTTTTGGAAAAATAAACATCGATGGAAAAACAGCTATTACCGTAAGAAAAACCGTTAGGAACGATTTTGGTGAAATATCCCTTATCGCCGAAAACCCCCGATTTACCGGGAGCCAAGCAAGCCTATTGAACTCACTGGGACATGTCGTCGGGCTATCGCGATCCGTTACGGTGAAATAGCCTATTTCCCCGCCACGCGCAGTCTGGCGGCAAGGATGCGGGAGGCAAGAGAGCTGTCGGTCTTCGCCTCCACCTTGTCGCCGTACTTCTCCGGCGCCCATTTCTTCAGGAGATCAAGCCGCGTCGACACCGCCAGCTTCCTCGCGTACACCGCATCCCCCTTCTTCACGTCCATGCTCAGCAGGTTCCCGTCGTTGTCATAGCGCTCGTACACGTCCTCCACCATCAGCGGGTCCGTCGCCATCGCCAACGCCTCCTCGGCTAGCGCGTCAACGCCCTGCTCCCGAGCCTTCGCAACAGCCGCCTTCCACTTCGGATCCTTCGAGCACCATTGCGACAGCATGCTGCGGCCAAGACCCACTCGCTTCGCAAAAGTCAGCATCATCCCGCCCTGCGCCAAGTAGGCACAGAGCGCGTCCAAGAGCTCCGGCGACTTCACCACCCGACCCGTCTCCGCATCCGTCGGCAGATACTCCGGCACCTCGGGCAGCCCCACCATCGCCTCAGTCGCCACCCGACGCATCAGCGCCCTGTCCTCCTTCGTCAGCCCAGGACGACGCTTCCTCGGACCCCACTCCGGGCGCCAGTCCTCGTCTGGCGTCACGGGCTTGTAGTGCGCACGTCGCTTCGACGGGTCCATGTCGGACACTGTCTTGGGCGCCCCTTCATGCACGATCCTCACCACGGGGGCAGACGAGGCAGGAATGGGCGTTTTTGAGCACGCTGAGGCACCGAACAAACCTTCCCCTTGTGGTTGCTCGTCCGAGGACGTCGACGCCGTAGCGGCCCTGCTAGAGGGCTTCTCGAGGATCTGAATCGATTTGATCTTGTTTGCGACGGTTTGAGCCATTGTGAAAATTTCCTAAAAATTTTTGGAAAGGCGGGCAGTGGGAACTCGGGAAAAAGGGAAGTTCGAAAATGAAAAATTTTTGGATGTGCCGGTCGGGTGAGGTCCCCCGCGGACGAGCGGCGAAATTGGGCCCCCACCCGTCCCCGGCGAGCGCCTCAGCCGACCACGGTGCGGCGGCCGGCGCGGACCGTCACCCATGCGGCGGGCAGCACGGCGCGGCGGTGGCATCGCACGAATCCTTTCGCGGTGTTGAAAGGCACGCCGAAGCGGGCGGCGGCCGCGGTGACGGTCTCACCGGCGGCCACACGCTGGCGTATCTCCTCAACCACAGCGTCTGGCCACCGGCACCGCGCGGAGTCCTCGCCGACCGGTCGCCCGGCGGCGCTTACGGCAATCGTCTTTGTCATGTGCTTTCCTCCTGCGGCCGGAGTCTAGCCGCAATCGCCAAGCTAAAGCCGCAACCGTCGAACGGACGGGCAGGAATTCCCGCGCATCAAGGCGCGGCGGGCGGTGCTGCTGTGAGTTCATACAAAAATCCCCACGTCCACGAGCGCAGCCGATGCCGCCGGTCGGCATCCCAGGCGGCGGACTGCCCGCGCGCCCGCACCAAAAAACCGCAACGCGACGCGGCGCGTCGGGTAGGCCAGAGCACCGCCAACCCCACGGCGCCAATCCACGGCGCCACCTCACCGCACGCCGCAAGGCCGCACGGTACGCCGATCCCACGGGCTGGCGCATAGCGCCCGGCGCCACCCTTCGGCCAGGGCGATGAGCGGCCTAAAAAACCGCAGCAGTGCTTACGTGCTTATTTCGGTCAAAAACATAAACCTCCTATAGGCGTAACTAAAGGGGGTACCCCCTTGATTTTCACGTATGAGAGAAGTTACGGGAGGGGGTAGATAAGCACGTAAGCACTGCCTTTTTCTTCGGCTAACTCACGAAAAATCGGAGTTGCGCCCCAACTCACAAAAAACAGCAGTTCAGTAAGTCCTATCGCCGCAAGCCAACTAACAAAAAAACCGAGTTGCTCACCAACTCACAAAAAAAGCGAGTAGAGGCAGAGGCCCCGCCGTGGCCTTGAGGGGTCCGGGGAAACTATGCCCGCCTATATAGAAAGCCTCCCAGGTGCGCCCGCGCCCGGGCTTTTCCTTGCGTATACGCGAAGAATGTTGATCTATATCAATAGTTGCGAAGATTCTTACACTGCATAGTATTGCGCTTAATTGCCTACTAATGCACAATACAAGCAACGAAAGGCGGTATAGCGCCGCTTTGAGCAAATATATGCAACTAGGACTCTACACCATGACACCCGCCATCATCGCCCACTACCTCGTCGCAATCGCCGTCATCGCCGTTTTTCTCACCATCGCGATCATCCGTGAGGCCCTCCTTCGTGAAGCCGCCGACCGTCGCCGTGACGAAGAATTCGACCGCATGCGCGCCGCCGATCGCGCCGCCGCCCGCCGTCGCACTGATGCACTCTATCTCGACTTCGCCCGCCGCGCCGGCGCCGCCGTGGAGCTCCCGGCGGACTGGGACCGCCTGGTCGACTTCCAGAAAGCTAGCCGCATCGGTGATCTCGAGAAGGTCGCCAAGCGCATCGAGCGCCGCGCCGCTTTCGCCGCTCGCTACGGCTGCGAGGTCAAGGCATGACGGCCCGCCGCGCTCTGTCGAACCGCCTGGCCATGTGCGCCGCTGCCCTCGCAGTGGCGGCGCTTGCCGCCGGCGCGGCGGCCTCATCGGTCGACCTGACCGCCGGCGCCTACACCGTCGCAGTGGTCAAGCTGGCTGCAGGCTGCGCTCTCTCTGCTCTTTTCGCTTCTCTCTCCGGCGCGCTTTTCGACGCTGCCGAAGGCTAATCACTTACTTAACTTGCTAGGACTCATCATGACCAACACCAACAACACCGCTGCCGCCATCGCGGCCGAAATCATCGCCACCACCGAAACGCACATCGAACTGCGCGCCGCTGAGCTTCACGACGTCGATTGCTTCCGCCAGCTGTGCGCCTCTGCTGTCGCATGGCTCGACGCTGAGTACTTCGGCCAGGCCGATGACGATGAGGAGCACGCGGACGAGTACCGCGACCCGCTCTCGTTGGCCGTCTACCTCAACGGTCGTACCGGCGACTACATCGCCGACATTGATCTGGCCGTAGGCGGCCCCACGATCCGCGCCCGCTACGAATCCCGCTGGGGTGTGCTCACGATTACCGCCGCCTGGGGCCTCGACCGCGTGGAGATGAGCGCCCGAAACTGCGCTTTCGTCGACTGGATCGAAACCTGCGCCGATTGTTACCGCTAAGCCCCGCGCCCCGCCGCACCGGTGGGGTGCATATGAGAGCGCCCGGGCGTCCGGACGCTTTCACCTGCAAAACCGCAGGGGCTTTTTTCAACTCATCAGCTAGGACTCACTATGTACGCAAACACCCCCCCGCGCGGCCCTTGACGCCGCCCACCTTTCCCCCACCGCCCGCGGCGTGATCGCCACGCTCGCAAGCGCTGCCGGCACCGCCGCCGCCCCGATCGTGAGCCTATACGACCTCGACACGGCTTCGTATGACATCGATCCGGACGCCCGCACGGTCCGCATCTATGGCGCGGCCTTTTTCCGCACTGCGCCGCGCGACGGCGTGCGATTCACGCTGGTGCTGCCCCGCGCCGATCTGCGTGACGATGAGGCGCCCGCCTGGATCGATTTCGATTCCGATGACCTCGAGGCCGCCGGTCTCGCCCTGGCCGAAGAGACTGCCGAGGCCGCATTGCTTGATGCGCTCCGTACGCCCGGTTTCAACGTTGCCGGCGCCCCGGCCACACTTACGCCGTCGCCCATTGATTTCTATCTGCCTGCCGTCCGTGACGGCGCCGGCAGCACTGAGCACATCCGCGCCGCGTCCGGGTGGTGCCTTTTCGCCTATCCGTCTGAGGAGAATTCCGAACTTACTGACGTATACGCCTATCGACGCTACAGCGACGACTATCCGCGCGGCGAAGCCCATGGCGCGGCCGATTGGGCCGATGCGCGCGATCAGCTTGAGGGCCGTGTGCCCGAAGAAACGCTAGACGATTTCGAGCGTTTCTATCTCGAAAACAAAATCGCCTGGGCGCAGGTCCAGTAACAGTAAGCCAACGGCCGGCCGCTGCGCCGGCCCCTCAGTCTCACTAAAAAAGGAATTTCGTCATGTCTTCTCTTATCGCTCTCAAGCCCCGCGCCGTCGCACTGCTCCGCGCTGCAATTCTTTTCGCTGCAAATGATGATGTCAGCGAAAAGCTTACCGCTGTATGTATCGACCCCGACCCCGCCGACGGCCGCGTGCGCATCGTGGCCTCTAATAGGCACACGATGTTTGTAGCCACGGCCCCGGCGCGGCTCTACGGAAAGACCGCCCCCGTGCTGCTCTCCGCGGCTTCGCTTAAGCCGGCGCTGTCCGCTTTCCGTGCCGCAGACATCCGCCGCGCCGGCGCATTAGTCATCGATCCAGCCAGGCGATCCGCCCGCCTCGCATTGACGGAGGGCGAAGCGAACCCCGATGCGGTCCGTGAAAACGAGATTGTCTCGGCGCTCGCCCCGATGGTCAATGCGCAGTACGTCGACTATAGCCGCGCGCTTCCGATCCCCGGCGCGGTCCAGCAGGCCACGCCCCCGGTTGCGGTTAATCCGAAGCTACTTGGGACGATTTGCAAGGCCGCGGAGCTGCCGGATGATCGTATAAGCGTCGCGCCTCATGTCCGATTTTTTGCGGCCGATGCGTACGGTCCGCAGTGCGCTGCGATCGCATCCGACGCCATCGCCGCCGTGATGCCGATGCGCGCCGATTCTGCGGAGTATGCGGACGTGTATGCAACGATCTTTTAAGCCGCCCCGCCCTCACCAGTCAACACCAGCCGCCCTTCGAGCGGCCAAATTTGGAGCATTGAGCCATGACAGCAAGGAATTTCTATCGCGTCGATGCCGCCGGCCGAATCGAAAAACTTTCCGGGGCGATTTTGAAAGAGATAACCGGCGCGGCCACCGTGGCCGCCGCAATGGATGCGATTCGCAACGACATGGCCGGCCGCGAGGACTTCGCAGAAATTTGCTTTTCGTATCTCGAGGCGTGCGCCATAGCCCGCACGCGCAAGGAGCGCAGCGAATGATCTACGTAATCGCCCTGCGTCAAGCCGCGCGGACTGGTGACCGCTGGCAGGTGCTGCCCCGTGCCTACTACTCCGTATGTGAGGCCCTGGCCGACGCTCGCCGCGCCCGCCTGCGTTTTCCGCTGCTGTACTTCCGCGTAGCGCGCAGACCGACAGCCGAAAAGCTACCGGACATCTATCGATGGTAGCGCCCACGCGGCCGGTGTCATGCCGGCCCGCAGAGGAAAGCCTACAGCCCCGCGCCGCGGGCTTTTCTCTGCGCAGTAACCCGGGACTGCATACGCCGCCCCGCCCTTCACTTTCATTTTTTGGGAGGCTCTATCGTGAGTCTTGAAGCTGAAATCCGAGCCCTGACCGATGAGGTCAAGACCCTGGCCACCATCGCCCGCGCCATCGTCGCCGGTCGCTCTCTCAACGCCGACACGGCAGCGCCGGCAGACACGGCAGCACCGGAGGCCCCGGCCACCGTCACGCCCGAAGAGACGCCCTCGCCGGCCGCACCCGCACCCGCACCCGCCAAAGCTATCACCCCGGCCGCTCCGGAACCCGTGGAGAAGCCCGCCGAAGCCCCTAAGGCTGAACTGGCGCCCGAAGCCGCCGCGCCTGCGGCAGAGGTCGAAAACGTGCCGAAGGACCCCGTCGGTTTCATGGCCGCGCTTCACGCGCTCGTCGTCGGCCGCTCCGACGCCAAGGATGTCATGCGCGCCGCACTTGAGGCCATCGGCGCAAGCTCTTTCCGCACGCTGGACAGCGCTCGCTACGCGGAGGCGCTTGCAGCCGTCAAGGCTGAACTAGCGAAGGCGGAGGCGTGACCATGGCTAAGCATGCTCTCATTAGCCCGTCGAGCTGCGAGCGTATTGGCTACTGCCCGGCGTCCGTCCTTCTTTCCAAGGACGCGCCGGAGGACTCCAGCCCTTACGCAGAAGAAGGCACCGCGGCACACCGCTGGTGTGAGCTCGAGTTGCGGGCGAAGTTTGCGGGCCGCGACCTAAACCGCGCCGAAGCCGCAGAACGCGCGGCCATCAAGCTGGCTCACGACGGCATGGAACCCCACGTGCGCGAGTATGTGTCCCACGTGGTTGAACTGACCGGAGGTGCTCTCTATCGCGCCGTTGAGGTCCGCCTGCTGGTCACGCCGATCACGGGCGAGCCCGACGCCTTCGGCACTGCCGACTGCGTGGTTATCGACAAAGACGCGGTGCTCCACATCATCGACTTCAAGTACGGCGCCGGCGTCAAAGTCGAAGCGAAGCACAACGCCCAGCTCGGCGTCTACGCGCTTGCCGCCATGGCTGAACTAGACCCCGAAGGCATGATGTTCGGCATCGAAAAGGTCGTGCTCCACATCATCCAGCCGCGAATGGACAACGTCTGCGAGTGGACAGCTGACCGTGCAGCGCTTGAAGGGACTTTCCTCACGAATATCCGCCGCGCGGCCGAGCGTGCGCTCCACCTGGTCGAGCATCCCGAAGACCTGAAGGAGGACTACCCCTTCCTGCCGCTCGAGGGCTCCGGCATGGCGCCAGAAGGCGACTTCGCGATCCCGAACGATCACATCTGCAGATTCTGCAAGGCGAAGGCGATCTGTCCGATCCTGCATCGGTCCACGGTGGAGGCACTCGAAGCGGACTTCGAGGATCTCGCTGACGTCGCCGAGGCTGAACAAACCGCGCCCGTCGCCGTCGCGCTCCCGAGCTCGATCCCCGTGCCGACCACGCCCGAGCGCCTGGCGGCCGCATACAGCTGGCTCAAGGTGATTCGCATGTGGTGCGACGCCGTGGAGGGCGCCATGTACGACCGTCTCAACAGCCATGGCGAGACCGAAGGCTACAAGCTCGTCGCGGGTCGCCCCGGTCCGCGCAAGTGGACGGATGCCGAAGCCGCCGAGGCTGAACTCCGCAAGGCACTCAAGGTTGATCGAGCGTATGACCGCAAGGTGATCTCGCCGACCACAGCCGAGAAGCTCCACAAGGCGGGCGAGATCGGACCCAAGTACTGGGCTCGACTCTCAAACCTCATTGGCCGAAGCGACGGCAAGCCTCTGATCGTGCCCAGCACGGACGAGCGCCCCGCGTTGACGCCGCAACTCGAGAACGACTTTGACGATCTCGACCCCAAGGCTGAACAAGCCAATTAAACCCTGTCATTTTTGAAGGAAATACAAATGGCAAAACTTACTGCTGAAGAGCGCAAGAAGCTCCACCTCGTGCTGCGCAAGGTGCGCATCGCCTACCCGGAAGTCTTCGAACCGAAGCACAACGACCTCTCTGGCAAGGACGAGTACTCCGTGCAGGTTCGCCTCTACGAGGACAACCCCGAGCACATGAAGATCGTGGAGATGATTAATGCCGCGAAGGAAGTGGCCGCTAACGCCTTCTGGGGCAGGGACGCCAAAGCCTTTAATGCCCGTGTCGAGAAGATCGACAACAACAAGGGGCTCCGTCACAACGACGAGGGCGGCTTCTACTTCCTGAGCGCCAAGCGCCGTCCCGACCAGCAGGCCCCGCGCATCGTCGGTCGTGACCGCACGGTTGAACTGCGCCCCGAGGACGGAAAGATCTACAGCGGCGCTGTCTGCAACGTTGTCGTGGATCTCTGGTGCTACAGCGGAAAGGCGAAGAATGGCACGCCCATCCAGCCTGGCTTCTCCTTCACGCTCTGTGGCATCCAGTTTGTTGAAGACGGCGATCCGATCGGCGGCGCTTCCGTCGCCGAGGACGATGACTTCGATGATCTGAAGGCGGACGACGATCCGGACTTCACCGACATTCCTTAACGTGCTAACGCGACTTTGAACAAAGCCCCCTCTTCTCCCCAGAGGAGGAGGCTTGATCCAGAGCCGCGGGGGAAACCGCTCGGAACGCAGAGCCGTAGCGGGTCGGGTGATTCATCAGGCAGTAATGCCGGAGTTCTAGCACCACGATCACACAAGGATGAGCATCTGCAGCTCTTGCCGCACGGCAAGCCCTCATCCTCCCCCAAGGGCTCCCCAGTTTTTCAAAGGAATCTCACATGGATCAAATTCACAAGCCGACAGAAGATGAGCGGCAACGCCGCATAGGGCGTCTCGTTGCCGGCAAAGAGATCGTAGATGTCGTCGGCTGGTACGCGACGCCTTCGGCCGCGAAGCGCTGGCTTGTCGTCGCCCATTGCCCCTTCTGTGGGAAGCCCTTCAAGGTGAAAGAACTCAGCCTCTACAGCAAAGCCGTCAACTGCGGATGCCGCCCCCGCGCAAACGGCGTCGCGTTGCGCGAGAGCGGGAACCTCACGATCAGTGGCGAGCGCTGCTCGGTTGCGGAGGGGGAGCGCCGACGCGAAGAAGCGATCAAGGCCGCGGCAGTCCGCCGGCACGACAAGGCTGAACAAGACGGCCCGCTGTACGTGCCCGAGAACCCGTCTCTCAAAAAGTGGTATGGGCGGGATGCGATGGACCGGTTCACGAAGGATCGAGTCTTCGTGTACTGGATTACGCTGGACCGCGCCGCCTGCTGCCCCGCATGGCAGGACTTCGAGAAGTTCTACGGCTGGGCGATCCGCAACGGCTACTCCCGTGAAAAGGTGCTCGTACGCCTTGACCCGACCAAACTGATGAGTCCTTTGACTTGCAAATGGAGTCTTCCATGAAATACCTTTTCGCGGACCTTGAGACCTTCTCTCCGCTCAATCTCCCCCAAGTCGGCAGCTTCCGTTATGCGGAAGACTGCGAGATTCTGCTGTGGGGCTACGCCATCGACAACGAACCCGCCCGCGTCTGGGACTGCACGAACCCGCAGACCAAAGAGATGCCCGAAGCGCTTGCCAAGGCGCTCAAGGAAGTGCAGGCGGGCGAGCGCAAGATCGTCTGGCACAACGGCATGATGTTCGACACGGTTGTGCTTGCCGCCCACGGCTACCACATCCCGCTCGAGATGATCGTGGACACCATGGTGATGGCGTACCAGCACGGGCTCCCCGGCGCTCTTGGCGACCTCTGCGACGTGCTTCGCATGCCGACCGACAAAGCGAAGGACAAGGACGGCAAGCGTCTCGTCCAGCTCTTCTGCAAGCCCCAGCCTGAGTGCTACAAGGTGCGTCGCCATGACCGCTACACGAAGCCCGAGGACTGGATCAAGTTCGTCAACTACTGCAGGCTCGACGTGGAAGCGGAGCGTGAGCTTTTCAAGGCGCTGCCCAAGTGGAACTGCACAGAGTGGGAGCACCGCCTGCAGGTGCTCGATGCCGAGATCAACCGCCGCGGCATGCCGATCGACGTCGACCTTGCCGAGGCCGCGGTTGAACTATCCGAGCGGAACAAGAAGCTCCTGGCCGAGGAGACTCAGCGTCAGACGAACGGTGAAGTCGGTGCCGCCACGCAGCGTGATGCGCTCATCGACTACATGGCTCGCGAGTACGGCTGGAAGATCGACACGATGACGAAGGCCGAGCTTGAGAAGCGGGTGGACGACCCGTCTGTACCGGAGCCCGTTCGTGAGCTCCTGAAGCTTCGTCTCATGTCCACGAAGACTTCCATTCAGAAGTTCAAGGCGCTTCTGCGTCGCGTCAACAAGGACGGTCGCATGCGCGGCGGGCTCCAGTTCCGTGGGGCTTCGAGAACCGGGAGGTGGTCGGGTAGGGGCTTTCAAGGCCAGAACCTGGCTCGCCCCACAGTTTCACAGAAGGAGATCGACTTCGCTACCGAAGTGCTCAAGCAGCGAGACGGTACGTTCGAGTGCTTCTACGACGACCCATCGGTCATCCTTCCCAACCTTCTCCGCGGCGAGATCATCGCACCTGCCGGCAAGAAACTGATCGTCGCCGACTACTCCAACGTGGAAGGCCGTGTGCTCGCCTGGCTTGCCGGTGAGGAGTGGAAGCTTCAAGCCTTCCAAGACTTTGACGCGGGGCACGGCCACGACCTCTACAAGCTTGCCTACGCCAAGGCGTTCGGCGTGAAGCCTGAGGACGTGACGAAGCCCCAGCGCCAGATCGGCAAGGTGCTCGAGCTCGCGCTCGGGTATGGCGGCGGTGCTCCTGCCTTCGCTCGCTTCGCCAAGGCGTACGGCATAGACCTCTCCGACATGGCCGAGTACGTCAAGTCGACCGCACCACGTGCTGTTTGGCTCGAAGCGGTTGACGGGTATCCGTACTTTGTAGAGAAGAACAGAACGGGCGGTCTTGAGCGTGAGCCCTTCATCGCCTGTGATGTCCTGAAGCGCCTGTGGAGAAAGTCGAACCCCAAGATCGTCCAGTTCTGGGCGAACGTCGGACAGGCCGTGCAGAAGACCATCGTCTCTCGAGAGAGTGTTCGCGTCGGCTACGTCGCCTTCGCCAGGACCGAGAGCTTCCTCGTCATCCGCCTTCCTAGCGGGCGTCTGCTCTGCTACCCGTCGCCCAAGACGAATCCGGGGGTCGGCAAGGACTCTTTCACCTATATGGGCGTCAACCAGTTCTCGCGCAAGTGGGAGAAGATCGAGTCATACGGCCCGAAATGCGTGGAAAATGCCTGTCAGGCAGTCGCTTGCGATCTCCTCTCCGAAGGGCTTCTCCGCACGGACGCTGCGGGCTACAAGACCGTGCTGACCATCCACGACGAAGCGATCACGGAAGCGCCCGACACCGACGAGTACACCTTCAAGAAGATGGAGCACCTGATGTCGACGCTGCCCGACTGGGCGCCCGGGCTTCCTCTCGTAGCGGCGGGCTACGAAGCCTACAGATACAGGAAGGATTAGACCATGGAAAAAGAGAAAGACCGGTGCCTGACGCCTCGCGAGTTGGAAATCCTACAGCTCACAGCGAAGGGCCTCGAGCAAAAGCAGATTGCGGAAATCCTGGGCATTTCGTTCGCGACTGTCGTCGCGCACAGGAAGAAGCTCTTTAAGAAGCTGGGTGTCCACAACGTCGCCGAAGCGGTTTACGAGGCCTTCCAAATGGGGTTTTTAAAGGTTCAAAAATGAAAAAGCGAAACAAGAAGTACCGTCCGAAGCGCACGCACGCCCCTTCTTTCATTTACTCCCTGACGCTGGGGGAGTTGACGGAGGGGGACCGCGCGAGGTCGGACATCCATCCGTACGTCCACCTCGATGTTCTGCGACGTGGCGAGGGGAACGAAGAGGACGCATGGCACGTCCAGTCCGCGCTTCGCCACGCGTGGGTTCTGAGCCAGGGGTTCGAGGAGAAGACGACGATGAGGCTCACTTTCCTTCTCGCGTTCGCTTCGCTCAACTGCATGGCGCAGCTCAAGAAGCGGGAAGAACTTGAGCTGCCGGATGCGCTCTTCGAGCCCGTCGACATGGCGCTTGAGTACCTGAAGCAGATGAAGGACTCGTGCAACCGCTCCGAGCTCCTGAAGTCCATGTGGGCGCTTGAGGCGTCCGGTCACATCTTCGACATCCCGACAGGCTCCGGCTTCCTTGTCGACCCCGTCAACGATGACGACTTCGACAAGGTGCAGGGCCGAGGAGGCTTCGCGGTCATCAACAAGAAGACCCGACGGGGTTGGATTGAACGGAACGGCGCTATGAACCGCTGGGAGTGGCACTGTCATGACGAAGATGTCGTGGTGCCGATAACCAAACCATTTGTCCTTTTACTTTACACACCTATCAAACCATGAATCGTATTACCCATCAATACCCTTTGCCGACCTGCGCCATCCACGGCGAAGACAGCTCTGTGCGTGTTACCGCCCGCGTGGTCGGCGTCTCCAAGGTGGGCATGCCCAAGGTCGTCATCGACATGGATGGCGTCAAGAGCATCCCGCTGACTGAGATCCACAAGCTCGAAACCTTTCTGACGAGTGTCTACGACTGGCGCCGTCTCGCGTTCAACAAAGGAGAGATCAAGTGAACGACAACATCAACCACCCGAAGCACTACGAAGATGCGGGCTACCTCGTTCAGCCCATCGACGTGTGCCAAGAATTGCCCTTCTGCCTGGGCAACGCCGTCAAGTACCTCTGCCGCGCCGGCAATAAGGCGGGGTGCCCCGAGCTCGAGGACCTGAAGAAGGCCCAGTGGTACCTCAATCGGCAGCTTGCCCTCCTCGACAACGGCCCCATTGCCGCTGTTCTGTCGGCCAGAGGGGCCTGTGCCGCACGCTTCATCGCGGAGAAGCACAACGGTCCGCTCCGTTGGCTGTTCGAGAACGGGATCTGCGGTGCCGCTGGCAACGGCTTCGTCGTCCTGAGGACGGATGTTGCCTCCGGCTTAGCGGCAGTGGGCGTGGCTATTGACCGACTCGTCGAGCAGAAGGAGGACGAAGAATGACGATCACCCCATGGACGATTTACCTCATCACGTTACTTGGAGACGTCAGGGATGCCGCCAAGCTTTTGACCGTTGTCGGAGCCGCAGTGGTTGCCCTTCAGGTCCTGTATGTCTGTCTTTGCTTCGACGTAGCCATGAAAGACGTCACGGTCATTGAAAAGCTTAAGGAGATGAAAGGGTTCTTTAAGAAGGTTGCTGCGGCCACTGCGGTTTGCGGCGCCATTACGATCCTCGTCCCCAGCAGCACGACGCTCGCGGCCATGTACGTCCTGCCTGCAGTCGTCAACTCCGAACTGGTGCAGGAGCTTCCGGGCGAACTTGTCGAGCTGGCCAGGGGCTACGTTAAGAGTTTGATTGAGGAGCAGAAGAAGTGAGATACAGACTCAAAGACCGCGAGTTGCAACGCAAGCTCGACGAGGCTACCGATGGAGAGTTCTCCCGACGGCTTCAAACCGACCGTGAGCGTATGGGCAGGATGATCCTCATCGGCTGCATGGGCATGATAGAGGATAGAAGACGACATAACCACACCAAGCATCAGAGGATGACGCTTTGCTTCGCACCGGACGAGATCGAAGAAGTGCGCGAGTACGACCCGCGTGCTTGGAACGACTACTCAAAGGTGAACCCGCCGGAGGGTGTGCTCATGCGTGTGGAGTGTCACGATGGTAGTAAGGCATGCGCTCAATTACGTTTTTTTGAGCGTGAGGGCTTTTGTAGGCCTGAGGGCCTATGGTGCGATATCGACGGAACGCCTTGGCCGATTGCAGATAGCGACGCCGTCGTGCGCTTCCGCCCGTGGGACGATCCGGAGGACGAGGAATGATAAAGGGATCAGGGAAACTCAACAAAGAAACGTATGAAAGCCTGCTCAAGCAGGGGATCTC